ACTTAGAATCATATTCAAATAAAACTGTTTCTCCCCTTAATGCAACTGGATTTTCAGAACTTAATACTTCTATAAAGCAGACAAATGAGGCTGTTGGAAAGTTGGCGGTGTCATTAGAAAAGTTAAGCGCTGCAACCCAAAGGCAAGCTCAAAAGGCTGCTGAAACAGATTTGGTTTGGAAAAAGTATGGACAGACATTAGATAAGATTGAAAATCAAGAAGCTGAAATGCAGGTGCAGCAGACAGAAGCTGCTCAGGTTGCTGCTAATAATACAGCTCAAATAAAAGAGAATAATAAGGCATTAGAGGAAAATGCCAGAGCTAACAATGCTGATTATCAAGCAAGGGTGCAAAATGCACAAGCAGAAAAAGACCAGATAGATGCTGCAAAGGCTGGAGAGAAAGAGCTTGAACGCCAATCTGCACATCAGCACAAAATGAGTGATGACTATATTATTCAACAAGAAGCAGAAAAGGTTGCAGTAAATGAGAAGAGGATAATTGCAAAGCAAATAGCTCAGGAAGAGAATCAAATGTATCAAGATAGAATGAAGGATAATGCAGAAAGGAAAGCTGCTGCCGAAGAGGAAAAGCAACAAATTGCTGATGCAATAGCTGGTGAAAAGGAGGCAAACAGGCAGGAACAAGAAAGAATAAAAAATAGTGCACAATATAGACAAACAAAGGCTGAGGAAAAAGTTCAGGAGCAAGAGTTTAATAGAATTTATATGGATGATGCTAAAGCTCAAAATGGTCTATATCAGAATAGGATGCAGCGTGAAGAGATTGAGAGAAATGCTAAAAAGGAAAAAGCAAAGATTGACAGAGAAAATGCTGCTGCCGCAAAGAAGAACTTGAAGGATGAAGCCAAAGCAGCAGAGGATGCTACTAAGGCATATGATAGGTTGAAGCAGGCTGTTAGAGACGCTGAAAATAAGTATGTTCTTCAGCGTATGACTTATGGAAGAAAATCACCAGAAGCAAAGGAAGCTCTAAAGGATTTGACTGATGTTAGAAATGTGATGAGCAATGTTGACAAGGAGCTTGATAAGGCAAGAGGTGGCGCTGCAAAGTTTGGTGGAGCGATAAGAGGTGTATTTGGAGAATTAAGAACACTTGCATATATACTTCCAGGAATAGGTATTGCTGGTATCTTTAATAAGATATTTGAGGCTATTGGAGCAGTTATTGAGGAGATGGGCTGGTTTACAACATCATTCGAGAAAGTAATTAAAGGACAGCAAGAGTTTGCTGAAGTAGCTGAAATTGCTAATAGATTATGGAAAGAGCAAATTGACCTTACTATTCATGCTGATGATGCTAATGTTCAGTATTATCAGAGAATGCTAAATATTACAAAAGCAACTGGAACAAACTACGAGAATCAACTTGGTGATATTCACAATCTTCAACAAGCTCAGAAACAAGCTGCTGAAAATGCTGTTACAGCCTCTGATGCAAGTTATCAAAACATAGCTCAAATAGATACACAGCTTGAAGACTTGAATGTTAGAAGAACTATAACACTCAAGAATCTTACAGAGGCAACTCGTGTTGCAGATAATATTAGAGCAAAGAATGTTTTAACAGATGAGAAAGGTAATGTTAAGCCATTTATACCATTTATAGATATCGAGAAGAAATATGTTAAGCAAACTGCATGGGAAGAAAGACAGGATGACCTTAAAAAACAATTAGATGTAGAAGATAGAAATTATCAAGTTCTTCTGTCAAAGAAAGCCACAATGCAGCAAGCTCTTAATAATAGGTCTGATATTGATGTTCAAATAAAAGCACAACAGGAAGAAGAAAAGAAATTCTTTACCGATGAGTTTAGAAAGCAAAGAGTTGGGGATGTCAAGAGAGATGCTGATGCAATTATAACAGAGCAGGAAAAAATACTAAAGAATACACGCTCTACAGAGCAACAACGAATTGATGCTATACTTGAAATACGTAACCAAAATGCTAAAAAATTAGATATAGAAAATTGGTCTATTCAGAAAGATGTGGGTGCGAGTAAAGTTGACAAGGAATTATCAAAAGCTAATCTTCCAAAACAGCTTGCAAAAAATACAGCAGATGCAATGGAACAAGTGCAAAAGGTGCAAGATGAATTTGCGTTGAGGAGATTAGAGGCTATTAAGAAAATGGCGAAGGATGAGATTGAAGTATATTTGAAGACAAATGAAGCTGTAATGCAAGACCAAGAGGCATCACTTGGAAAACGATTAGAGGCTTTTCAGAATTACCAAGAAGCAAGAGCTGCTCAGATAACACTTGAATGGGAGCACTATAAGGACACACTCAAGTTTAAACTTCAAACGGATGAGGAACAACTTGCAGAAGAAAAGAGTTACCAGAAACAACTTAATGAGGTGCGATTTAGTGGTATTGCCAAGATGAGGGATATAATGAGAAGTTACTATTCCGAAGAGGAAAAGGATTTGGATACTCATGTTGATGCTCTATTTCAAACAACTGAAGTTCAAGAGCAATATACTGAATCGCTCAAGAAGTTAAATGATGCACACGAGAAAGGAACTATTAGCTACAAGAAGTACGTGCAGGAACGGAAGAAATGGGCTGAAGACCAAACATTAGCACAGGATAGGGAGAATATAAAAGACTATAAAGATGCAATCGAAGAAACATCTAATGCTCAGGAAAAGGCAGCAAAAGAACAGCAGGGGAATATTGCTAATTTAGTTATCGCCTATTCGACTGGTGACCAGCAGATAATTAATACTGCCAAAGCAAGAGTTGATGCGACTACGGAACACCAAGAGAAGCTTAATAAAAAGATGGGTGACTTGCGACTTGGTTTAAAAAAGTCTGAATTACAGGAGCAGGAAGATAGAGATAAGGCTCAACTTGAAGGCGAAAAACAACTTGCTGCAAACAAACAAGAAATCTGGAATGAGGCGTTTGAGACTGCACAAACAATAGCTGATGCTCAATTCGAGAAAAGAATTGAACAGACAGAAAAAACAATAGCTCTTATAGATAAGCAGTATGACCATGAAATAGATGCTATTGAAAAATCAAGTTTGGCAGAAAAAGATAAGCACGCTCTTACAATGCAGTTGCAAGCTCAAAAAGAGAGAGCTGATGCTGAGGCTGACAAGAAGATACGCAAACTAAAACATGACCAAGCTCTTGTTGATAAAGGAATAGCAATGGCTCAGATAATATGGAACACTCAGGCAGCGATAACAGGAGCTCTAAAAATACCAGTTGTTGGTAATGCTCTTGCTATAACGTATGGTATTCTTGGAGCGATTGCATTAGCTAAAGCTGCTGCAACTCCTGTTCCACCACTCGCTGAAGGTACTGCTGATTGGCGTGGTGGTACAGCACTAATAGGTGAAGCAGGACGTGAATTAGTTAAAGAGCCTGGTAGGCGACCATATTATGTAGACTATGCGACAATCAAATACTTGCCCAAGCACACAGAGGTTATTCCAGAATATTCTATACCAACTATACTTGAAAGGAAACGAGATGAGGGTTGGCAACAGACTAAGTACCTTGCTCAAATCATCAAGGCGAGTCAGAGAAAAACGGAGAACAAGTTAGTTAACCATATACACATAAACTTGGGCTGGGAAGAATATAAAAAAAGAATACTATATGGGTATAATACTTAAATTTTTAAGTAGTGAAAAACCGAATAGTGCTATTAATAATATGTTTGTTGCTTGGATGCGAAATTCAACACAGCGTAAAGATAAAAAAGATAAATCAAAGAGACTCAATAAAAATAAAACACGACACAATAATAATTAATGCAACAGATAGCACTAACAAAAGGAAAGATAGCATTCATTGATAATGAAGATTATGATTTTTTAATGAATTGGACTTGGCATTATACTAAAGCTGGCGCATCAACAAAAATTGGTCACTATAAATATAGACATACTTTGTTGATGCACAGACTTATTATGAACGCCAATGATATAGAACAAGTTGACCACGTAGATAATAATAGACTTAATAATCAAAAATATAATCTTAGAAAGTGTACATTGCAGCAAAATCAATTTAATAAGCCTAAACGTGAAAATGTTAGTTCTATTTTTAAAGGTGTTTCGTATTGTAAACAAACCGGAAAATGGAGAGCTGTTATTGAACATAATAGTAAAACTATTCATTTAGGAAGATTCATTAATGAAATAGAAGCAGCTATTGCGTATGACGAAAAAGCTAAAGAATTATTCGGTGAATTCGCTTATATAAATTTAAGATAATGGCTGGACGTGCAAGACATATATTCTATTGTTTTATTTCCAATCCAAATGGAGAGTATTATAGTTGTGACTACTCCACACTGGGAGAGCCAATTATTTCTCGCTCCGGCAGTCCTATTCCACTAAAAACTAATCCAGCAGACCTGCAATCATTACAGCCAGAGTTTGCTACTAATAAACAATACTTTTCACTTAATAGGTCTATCACAAATCAACTTCAATTTATAAAAGATGGAGCAGACATACTTAGGAATTTAGACTATACTGGAAGAGGATTTGAAGAAGATGCCTTTCTTATTATTGTCAAATACAATCCTGTCAGGGGAATCTACGAGTTATACTATACCGGCAAATTTGATTTCTCAAAGAAAAAGGATGACCCTATTTTAGGCTTCACTATAAATACCGTTGATTCTGGCGTATGGGGTATTCTCAGTCAAAAGGACGATATTCAAGTCCAGATACCTTGTTCTGCGTTGAACCCTAAAGCCATTAAAGTTCTCTTTGATGGCGTAACCCTTAAAGCTAAATACTATTGGCAGCCTGTCGCAGATGTAGACATGGATTTGACTACTTCTGAAAGTAAGTATCTTATTGTTCCATTGGTAATGACTAATACAGATGGTGACAGCTATGGAATTATTTCTGCTGGACAAGAGTATGATTATTTCCATGACCCAGATATGAACGACTATGTCAGTCTTCATCAATCAGTATATTTTATTAAGACGCAGTATTCAACTGAAGTGTACTTGGAAGGACCAATGGAGTTTGACATTACATCAGAAGACAAGACTCCATTCAGCATCTCTTTCTATTTGTGGAGAAGTACTGATACTGTAGATGATGTTTGGGAACTTCCAGACTATCAGAAACTGTATTTCAAGAGATGGGATAATCTTAATGATAAGCATGACACTATATCCTTTAAACTTAATCATACATTTGATTTATCTGAGGGAGAGTATCTTGTTTTAGTTGCCTATGTTCATTATCTTGGTGGTGGATTTTTAGATGGGAAGATTAAACCACATCTAACTCCCAAAGCTCATAATATAATAGCATCTGTGACAACAAAAGTAGTTCCAACAACTTGTTATGCTTTAAGACCATTGGACTTGGGACAACAAATAGTGTCCAAGCTCACTGGGGGATTGTTCACAATTCAAAGCAAGTTCTATGTCACCCATAATAAAGTGGTCTGTACTTGCGGGGATGCGTTGCGCGGCGAGCCTTTGGCAATGATACAGACCACTTTTAAAGACTGGTACGAGTCCTATGATGCTGGAGATTTTCTGGCTATGAAAATTCTAAATGGGCAGCTATGGATTGAACAGGCGAATGAAGTCTACAAAGAAAATGGTGAGATTTTAGATATAGGAGAAATAAGTGATTTGTCAATAGAGCATGACACAGAGCATCTGTTAAATAGCTTTGAGATAGGTTCGCCATCACAAGACTATAGACATAATAGTGGTAGGCTCGAATTTAATGCGCCGACCCAGTTCTCTTTTGAGGTATCCTATATTAAAAATCAGATGAGTTTAATTTCACCTTATCGTAGAGATAGCTACGGGATTGAATTTATAAGGCTTGATTATTTTGCAGGAAATTCTCAAGATAATAAAGGCGACAAGGAAGTATTTATGCTTGATATTACTGATGAAGTTGGAGATGCCACTACATTTGTATCAAACTATAAAATATACCAAGTTAATAATTCTCCAATTATACCAGAAATAACTTCTCCAGACCAGGATGAAACTATAACTTATCAACAGCCAAGAATTAGAGGTAATGCTCCAAGTGGACAGATAGTTAACATATATGTGGATTCTGTTTTAGATGGAAGTGTAACTGCTATAGCAGGAAATACATGGAGTTATAATATTAAAACAAAGTTAGACCCATTAGTAATTTCAGATAATACTATAATAACTACTGGTATTCATAAAGTTGAGGTTACGTTTACAGACTTGACTGGAACAACTGATTCTGTAACATTTACGATACTATCAAGTCCCACAGAAATTGGAATAGTGTATCCGGCAGATAGAGATAATTTGATAGACAATAAGCCACTATTCAAAGGCAGAGGTCAAACAGGGCAAGTACTAACTATATGGGTTGATTATCTTAGTATTGGAACTGTAACTGTTGATAATTCCTGCTGGTGGGAAATACAAAGTTCTATTTTACCCAATGGTATTCATACTCTTACAGTATATTTAGCTGGAGTAGTTATGGATACTTGTGTCTTTAATGTTGACACAAACACTGAAATACCAATTATAATTAGACCAGTAGAGCAGTTTACTTTAATAAACAATCTTCCATTAGTTGAAGGGGTTGCCAAGCCTGGAACATCAGTTAATCTGTATCTTGATTATTATTATAAAACTATTGGAACTGCAATAGCTAATGGAACTGGAAATTGGAGCATACAATTAGTTCCAGTTAATAGAGATGATGGCATTACAGTAATTACTCCTATTCCAAATGGAGAGCATGTATTGAGCACTGGATTAGCTATACAGCAAACAGCAGTGAAGTCTACTGGATATAAATTGAATAGACCTAATTATGATTCTATAACTGGTGTCTACGATAACACTGTATTTAATGTTGAGCTTTCCCCAAAGAGAATGCTATTATCTCGTTCTTCATATTGGGCTTCGTTAATGTACCAGAATAAATCTACAGTTATTCAGTATAATGGAAACGATAAGAATCAAGCATTATCCACAACTTATCAAGGAAATACAATTCAGGAAAATGCAGATGTACTTATTTCAGATTTAGGTCAAGCGTTATTTCTTCCTATTAAAGCATCATTTAAGACTGAAGTTCCAGATACCTTCAATGAGGTATTTAACTACTTTAATACTGGTGGGCATATTAAGGCTACATTTCAGGGAAATGACTTATGGTTCTTGCCAATAGGAAGAATGACTGTAAATGATGTTACTAATAATGTACAGACTTGGAATTTACTTTTTGCCGTAAAGACTCCTTTAGCAACTCTATTAAATCTATCTCGTCAAGGTTTAACTTTAAATCTTATGACAAATGCAATACACCACTCAGATTATAACTCGTTGCACTTTGTTAAATACAACTACACTCTTGATTCACGTTACCATGCTAAAGGGATATATGACGACTGGTTTGATGCAAGAAATGACAGGTGGACTAATAACCCACTATACATACAAAAGTTTCAAACTAATGACTCTATCAGAGACCAAGTCATTACTAATGGAGTATCTACACTTACGTTGAATATGTATAGATGCATTGATGCCTTTTTAGTTGCTACGTTTGTATATAACCCAGTAAGTCCAAGTCCTATACCACCTCCTGATGTTGTAAGAGAAGCCATTATAGATTTCTCTATGTATCCAGCAGCCCAGTATTTCTTTGTGATGATGAGTGGCAGCACTCCTGTTGCAATTTCAGAAAGAGTTGAGACAAGAACCGATTGGTATGATACCATACTGATTGAGTCTACTAATTCTGCTAATCTTACAGGGTTCATGTATAGTACTGGGATTGTATCAAAACTTAGGATAGAAGGTTTGGTACAAAAGTGGCAGCCTAATATCTCTATATTGGCTAATACGGACGAAGTTGGAGATAACCAGATGCTGCACTCTGTGTTCTCACGGCAGCGTAAAATCTTGTTGGGGAAAGCGTCTGGTCTTCCTGACTATCTTTATTTAAAAGCATCAGCTCTTGTCATACTTGATAATTTGATGATTGAGGGAGTTAACTATGTTGCAAGTAAAGAGAACAAACTACAGGAGCAGGATAGAGTTTTAGGACATCCTATGTATCGTTACGAACTTGAAGTAGAGTTGGCAGACAATAATCAAGGTGTAGTGTTTGATGCTGGTCTTGGTGGCGCTGATATAACAAGTGTTGTAATAACAGTTGACGCTGAAGCATTTGGTTCTGGTGGTAGTCAATTAATAGATATAACTGTAAAAGGTGAATGATAAAGTGGAAGTATGAAGATATAGAGTCTATAAAAAAATTAACAGACGAAGAACTGTTACAGTTAGACTTTGAAGTAATGGAGGCTTGTGCTGCATTTCGTAAGGCACAGTTACAGTACACTGAAGAAATGAATTGGCTAATAAGAGTTATAACAGTTGAAATTAATAATAGAAGAATTGAAAAGTAAGCGACAGTGATTTGACCTACAGCTCTTTGAAGCTGAGCAATCTGTCTGTTGCGGGAGAATCCTGTCGCTATTTAAATTATTATGAAAAAGATATTTTTTCCAGAAATAAGACCTAATTGGAAAGACTATAAGCCAAAGGTCAAGACTATTTATCCAGATAAGAAATATACCTTTAACGAAGTATTTTATGGCAACAGTAGTAATAAACGCATATAGCATAGCTTTTCCTACTATAACAAATAGTATTAGGGTCGATATTGCTACACAAGCAAATCCTACGGCTGTTGTTGCAACCCAAACTAAGGTGTCTCCGCATCCAGAAAGAATATGGAGTTTTCCAGGCTTAACGAGAACCAATTACGTTTTTACAATGAGTGAAATAGATGGTTCTGGAGCAATACTTAGACAATTGGCTTTTTTCGATATTGTGCCTGGAGACTTGACAGATGGAATTTATAGACAAGAAGAACAAATAAAAGTAGGTGTAACTCCAGGATTAGTTGCTGGTGCTACAAACTTTGTATTTGATGGTACTTCTGGAAAACCAAATTATAAGACCTGGGAGATAAGTCCGGAAATGTATGGTGGAGTAGGAACTCTTATAAGAGGTACAGATTACTCTTGGGACTCTGCAACTGGAACATTTGCTTTTCTAACAGCTGGTCAAACCTTTGATTCTGGACAATGGTTAACTATAGAATTTCAACCACAAGCAGGTGGTGGGGCTTTATCAGTTCCTACAACTCAGGATTTCACGATGAAGTTGATTACTGCCAATTACACAATCACTACTGCTGATTTTGGTACTAAAATAGTTGTTGAACCTTCTGGAAATTTTATAACTCTAACACTCCCTAATATAACTACTGTTGCTACTGGTCGTCCGTTGATGATAGAAACAAAAAGTGCTCAAGAATATAGATGCGTTCAAATAGCTCCATACAGTACAAATCTTATTAAGTTTCAGTTTGGTAAACTTTTCTTGATGATGAATGAAGCGTTAACTATATATAGATTTGTTGTAACAGGTAGAAACGAGTGGAGAATCTATAATATGATGGGCAATTTTCAGGAAGTTGGAAGAATAGTAGCAAATGATTTAGCAAATGTTTATAATAGAATTCCACTTGATGGAGCATCATTAGATAGATTTGCTTATGCAAGATTATATAATGAACTTGTTCTTAGGCTTCCAGTTTCACAAGTAGTCAACTTTGATGACTGGGTTAACAATCCAACATTCTACTCTCTTGCAAATAGTTCGGTTCCTGCAAACAAGGATAAGTTTCATGTTCCAGATAGACGTGGATTATTTGAGCGATATAATGCTACACCAAGAGTTGTTGGAAGCTATGAGCCAGATGCAGTAGGAAAACATAAGCACGACTATACAGAAATTCACGCTAATTCATTTACAGGTGCAACAAGTTCTATTGCTGGTAGTGGTGGGGTAGACCCACAGGGCTTTCCTCAGCAGACATTTGATACTGGAACTAATATGGGCACTGAAACTACGGTTAAAAATTATTCAATTTATAAGTATATATTGGTATGAGTATTTACACTCCTACTCCTGCCACTGTTTATGGCAGGACTGAAAATAGATTAAAAGTTAATAATGCGCTACATCTTCCACAGAAGGCGAGTAATGTAGTAGATAGCGTGGATACAAGCCCACAAATCTTTCTTGTGGGAACAGAGCTTCGCTACTATGTTAATGGGAGCTTTTATTCAGTTCCTGTTGGTAGTGGACAAATAACAGATACTAATTTTGCTAATACTCCATTGACGTTTACTGGAAATATGAAGCACTTTGTAGGGACTTCATACCAGCTTGAAATGGTGTCTGGTACATTTGATTATAGTGGAACAACTGGAGCATATACTCAAAAAGCAGATTTAGTTCAGTTATCATCTCAACTTTCTTCCACAAAGAAAAGCATTGTTAATACTAATTCTACTGGAGTAAATAAAGCTGTCATCGAAACTGTTGATGGTAGTAGTAAAATGAGTTTAGAAATTACAGCTTCTACTTTTACAATGGCTAAAGATGGTGGAACTAAAAGAGAAGTTCCAAGAAGTGTAAATGGAATTTATGCTGGTAGTACTGGAGATATATCACTTGGAACAATAGGTACGGCAAAAATAGTTACTGTAGCATCTGTAACAGAAGCTCAAGGTATAACTGGGGCATCAGCATCTCACTTGATAATGTATAAGCCAGATGATTACTATGATAACGTAAATGGAATCTATACATATAATCCAACTTCTGGAGAAATACATGCAAGTGGGCCGGGCTATTGGAAAAGAGAACTGCAGACTGGATTAATAAGTACTTCTGAATTTAATTCTCCGTTAAGGTTGCAGGTGTGGAGTAAAGCATCTTCTGGATATAGTCATAACTTTTCTGCATCTGCTCCGCCAATGTTTTTAGTACTCAAGAATGATAGTAGCGAACTGCCCAATAACGCTTGGGGTGCTATGGTTTCAGGTTCTGCTGCTGGTGGTGCTATGTTATTTACAAATGATTATTCAAATACAGCAAATAGAAAATTGCAACTTGGGTTAATAGATGTAGCGTTTGCTTTTACTCCAATGATAGATTTCTCTTACTCTTCTGTTGCGGTAGCCAATGCAATCACTTTGAGGAATAATATCATACCCTATACTACTGATACTATATCGCTTGGCATTAAGAGTCTACCATTGAGAGGAATTGCATTTAGAAGTAAATCTGGAGCTCCCATTGCTACTGATTTAACTGATGGTTTATTTACCCTATATAAAGATACTGCTGGAAATACATTTGACATCTGGATGAATGATGGTGGCACTATGAAGAAGTTTTCATCAGCCATTGCAACTACTCCTACACTTCAACAAGTTGTAGATACTGGTTCAACTTCTAGCACAGATGTCTCCCTTATTGTGGGAAATATAGCTTCTGTTTATGGGTACAATCATCTTGATTTTCAGAATACAACAACTGATAAAGTCACTATTAAATGGGATAATCTTACAGGTGGAATTAAATTAGTCAAGTTTGGTAACTTTACAGGCTCTCCAACAGTACCAACTTATATTCCGTTTTCAGTGAATGGGATAGCTGCTGGAGTTGATGGTAATATAACATTGCCAAGTATAAGTACTCCTAATCTACAACAAACTACAGACCAGGGTTCGAGTACAACAAATCCAATGTCTGTAACTCTTGGAACTGCAATTACTATAATTGCAGGCAGCAACATTGTTTGTGGGAAAAATAGTGTTGATAAAATGACTCTTGATTATAGTCAACTTAGTGGTGGAGCTAAAACCTTGTATATTCCAAATTGCCCAACACAAAAGACTATTGCTTATGGTATTGTAACGAGTGGAACAATATATAGTGCAGATTCAACTGGAATAATATCATATCCAGTTCCAACATTACAGAATGTAACTGATTCTAATAACACAACAACAAAAGCCATTAGTTCAACATCTGGTGTTGCTGTTTCAACTATAACAGGAAATTCATTAACTCTTGCTATTAACGCTTCCGATAAACAGGCTATTAGATGGGATAATATTACAGGTGGAATTAAAACTCTTCAATTAGCGAATTTTACATCAAGTACGAGAGTAATGCCTATAAGTATAACGTCTGGTGGGGTAAGTTTATATGCTGATACAACAGGAGACGTTGATATAAGCTCTATAGTTGGTTCAACACAGGATTTAGATGATGTACTTAGCATTGGCAATACTTCTGATGTTGGTATAAATATGACAGGTGGAGCTTTAAATATGACTGGAACAAGAGCATCTTCAAGTGGCAATTGGTTATATTACGATGCTACAACTCCATTAAGTGGTTCTCAGGCTGCTGTTGCAAATTTTTATCCTTCGATAATACCAAGTGCAGCTGGTGGTGGAATGTTTGCAACTATACAAGCTTGGCCGCAATTAGGTGCTTCATCCTATGCGCTTACATCTTTAACATGTTATCGAGCTGGTGCAAATGTTTATGTAGGTTCAAGTGGTTTAACTAATATAGTTGGTTATAGGTTTTCAAGTCCACAAAATAATACTTCTAATACAATAGGTGCTGTTTATGGATTTTATTGTGAGAATATTGGTACAGCTCCAGCAACAAGTAGAATAGCATTTGATGGGATGATGGTAGCTGGAACTGGTAATTGGAATTTATACATGGAAGGTTCTGCTCCAAATTATTTGAGTGGAGTTACATATATAGGAAGTCCAACAGACCAAAGTACTGGAGCAAAACTTCAGATTACTGGTGGTGTTTCTTCTACAGGTTCAATTATAAATACTGGTGGAAATCCAATATCAGCTTACAGTGGAAGTACGCCAACTGGTGTTAATGGAACACTAAGTTCAGATTCTTCGTCTGGTATGTTATTGCTTCTGAACAGTGGTGGTTTCACACATAGTATAAGGTCTGGAACTGCAACAAAGAGCTATATAATTCAGATGGGTACTCCTGGTAGTGGTCTTGCTTCTGGTGGTACGGCATATTTACCAATTAGTGTAAGTACAGGTGGAACTCCTGTATTTGCAAGTAGTACAGGTGATATTAACATAACTTCATTGCTTGGTGTAGGTGGTACTGTATCAAGTGTATCTGCTGGTAACACTGGGTTAACTATTGCTCCATCAACAGGTGCTGTAGTAGCATCTTTGAATTTGGCTAATGCAAATGTGTGGACTAATAATCAGACGATAAATAAGACAACAGAGCAATTTAGGTTAAGATACGATAGCACCAATTATACTTCATTTACTGTTGACAGTGCAGGAAAGTTAACAATAGATACAAATGCGCTTTCTAATGGTGTAATTTTGGCTGGTGGTTTTTGCACTAATTCGACTGGTTCTTCAGGTTCTAATTTAGGTGTTCCAACTGCATTAGACGCAAGTTCAACATCTACAACAGATGTAGCTCTTGGTGGAGCTGCATTGACATCTTTTAGAGTTTGTATGAGAGGTATTAATTCTACAGTTATTGGAGCAAACAATAGTTACGCTAATGTTGTTGTTGGAAGTTCGCCTGTTACTGAAGCCGGTTCTGGAACTCATGTTATATTCGCAAATCTTGCAGTTAAACCTATTGGCACAATAACTGGTGCTGCGGCTGCATTAACTAATACTGCAACATTATATGTTGAAGCCGCTGGTTCTGGTGCAACAAATAACTACTCATTATGGATAGACGCTGGAATTTCAAGATTTGATGGGCAAATTCAAAGTGCAGCAGGAACAACGGCTGCATCATCTCTTAGAATACAAAGTGGTGTAGCGCCAACTTCTCCTGTAACTGGTGATATGTGGTATGATGGAACTACACTTAAATTTAGAAATGGGGCAGTGACAGAATCTTTCGGTCCTAACTTTTTCTCACAAGACCAAACACTTACTTCAAATAGAACTCATACAATTAATTCTACTCTTGCTGTTACGTTTACACAAGGTAGTAATTTTATAAGATTAGGTGATACTGGAGATGGACAAACATTTCATGTGGATGGAACTATAGGTTCAAGTGCAAATATTATAGGATTAGGATATGTGCAAGCAACAACTTATCTTAAATCAATTAATAATATAGTTTGCAATGGAGTTAGTTCACCGAGTGGAACTGTTGCAATAGAAGTAGGCAATTCAAATAATGCTGTCCATTTAAGATTAGTTCCGACAACTGGAATAAGTACACTTGATGGAGCTATCTGGTATGATGGCACTAATTTAAAAATGAGGGTAGGCGGTGTAACTAAAACATTTACTTTAACATGACACATCCTATATTATACGATTTTCAAGCACAGCCAAGAGGTGATAACTTCTTAGGCCTACATTTCTATTGCTATGACGATAATAATGTTTCGCTTGATTTTACAGGTTGTACTGCTAAAATGCAATTACGGAGAACTCCAGGCAATAAAGTAATTGTAGAATGGAGTACCGCTGATGGTACTATGGAAATATACGCTAATGATATTTACATTAAGGAGCGACCAGGCTCTATTATGGATATACCTGATTTTAAGTATCTATATGATATACAGTTAACTTATTCTGATGGCTTTGTAGACACAATATTAAAAGGCTTGTTTCCAATTACAGCCGATATAACAAGATAAAATAACAACTATGATTATAACTACTACGGAAACTCAGGGGCCGAGAGGTGCTCAAGGCCCGCCCGGACCAGCTGGGCCGAAGGGTAATGATGCTAATGTCCCTACCAATATTTCAGCCTTCGTAAATGATGCAGGATACATAACTGCCAATTCTGCTAATACTCTCACAAGTAAGATTTGGAATGGTTCTCCGATAGCGGATGCGTACATTGCGTCTGCCTCTTTGTGGAATAGCAAACAAAATGGTCTTGGATATTCTCCAGAAAATATAGCAAATAAAGGTGCGGCTAATGGCTATTGTCCATTAGGGGTTGATACTAAAATTGCATCTATTTATTTACCGGCTTATGTTGATGATGTAGTTGAATATACTAATAGAGCATCATTTCCAGGTACAGGTTCATCTGGTATTGTATATGTGGCTCTTGATACAAATAAACAATACAGATGGAGCGGTTCTACTTATATTGAATTAAGTCCTTCACCTGGAAGTTCAGATGCTGTTCCTGAAGGTAGCGTTAATCTTTATTATACACCTCAAAGAGTACAAAGTGTCCTCAATAATTATCCTATTAGTGTGTTCAGTAACAATGTTAACTATCTCACATTGGGCACACTCCCAGCCTATCCGGTTGTCCCGACTAATATATCCTCTTTCAATAATGACTCTGGATATTATAATGCTAATAACGCTCCTCAAATTGCTATTAACACTGGTATAGGTGTTGCTGTAGATGGTGGTGGTACATTAGCGTCAACTGGGCAGAAAGGATATATTAGACTTCCATATAATGCAACTATATATGCTTGGAGTGTTTTATCAGATGTAGCAACCACTGCTCAATTTGACGTTTGGAAAAGACAATCAGTGCTTCCAGATGCGGCATACTCAATTTGTGGAAGTAGTAAACCGAATTTAACAGGAGCAACTACAGGATATAGTAATGTTCTTACCGCATGGTCTAATGTAACAATTCAGGCTAACGACATTATAGGTTGGAATTTGGATAACAACAATGCAGGAAATAGACTAACACTTCAATTATTTTTAAAACCTTGATAGAGTAATGGCAACCTACTATTTTAGAGGACCTACATCTCCAGGTACAGCTGCAACATCTGCAAGTAATGTGGCGGCAAATTGGAGCACTACTGATAATGGTACTAATGATGGAATTGTGCCAACGGCTACAGATATAGCAAAATTTACAGCCAATTCTGGTAATTGTGTTCTTACTGGTACTACATCTTGGAATAATATAGATTTTACTGGATATAATGGAACATTCTCTGGAAGTGCGTCGTTAAATATGGCAGGTACTGCTCCATATATTATATTCAGTCCAACAATGACAATAGCTGTTACAGGTACACTTACAAATACAGGAACTAATTTAACTGCAACATTTAATGGTAAAAAGTGGACTGGTACAATATTATTGAGTACTGCTTCTAATTTAATTTTAAATGATGATGGAATAGTTCAACATTTTATTTCCGGTGGTTCTGGAACTAAGGCGTTAAATGGTTCAGGTAAGACTATGTATGTAGACGGTAATTTAACTATGACAGATGATATGAGTGGAACGGCTACATTGTATATGCAAACTCAAACTACTGGTTCAATCACTGGTGCTGGTAATCTTAGAAGCCCATTTATTGTTAATCCAATAGGAACATTAACTTGTGCAGGTGCGCTTAGTATGAGCAATAATAAAATTACTATATTAAATACTAATGGTGGAACATTTAACTGCACTGCTATAGCTCATAATTATAGTACAACATCTGGTACACTTACAATAGAATCATATGCAGGTTTTGCTATAAGTGGAACTCTTTCTATGGGTGGTAATATGGCTCATATAATTCAACTTAATAACGATATTAGATGTCTTACGTTTGCTGTATCTGGTGGCGTTAATGGTAAAATTCTTAATGGAGCTACATTATATTGTACTAATATTAATATTTCAGCTACTATAGCAGGAGTTTCAGGAACTGCAACTATAGTAATGGATGGTAGTGGAGTGGGAAATAATGGCACGCTTACATTAAATGGTACAAACCTTTGGTTGAATAATATAACAATAGATACAGCCGGAGGTATAACATTAGCTGGTAGTATATCTATTGCTGGTGGAAAAACACTTTGGATTAAAAGAGCGAGTAGCGTTACAGTAAACGCTGGAGTAGGATTTACGTTTGGTAGTGGAAATCTCGTATTCAAAGATACAGTTCAATCTTTACAATTTGCGGCTATTGTTTTTAATGGTAACGGTGGTACAACATCTAATTGGGATGGAGATTTATATGGAACTACATTTACTATATCAAATGGAACAACTAATACATATAATGGTGGAAATATTTACTGTAGTGGTAATTTTACAACTTCGGCTATTGGTTTAGGAAATTATAACTTATATTTAAATGGTTCTGGAACTATTAATGGAATTAATGTACAAAATGAAAATATAATAGTAGATACTACTGGAACATATACATTGCTAAGCAATATAACTCCGCAAGGACTATTTAAGGTCAAAACTGGAGCAACAATTATATCAACTGGATTTAGTTTAATTTTAGGTAATGGAAGTCAAATAGATACTTCACCTATAACTTGGGAAACGGTTTCTCATCCAACATCAACATCTTCAACAACTTTATTATCTACTCTTAATACAACTAATTGGGTTATTGCTAATAATAATGTTACATTATTAGGAAATTTCGCAATAGTTGCAGACCAAGCAATATGGACTACAACAAATGGAACACCTATAATAACATTAAGTTCAGGAGAGCCATATATAATTAAGTATAATTTCACCTCTAATCAAACTTATGCTAAAGCAAGAACTATTCAATCAGCTATTCCTGGAACAAAGGTTAGATTAACTTTAAATCATGGAGCAACCTGTAACGTGGGATATTGGAATTTTATAGATATAGACGCTTCTGGTGGCAGGTCAATAGTAACTTTTGCAGGAGTAGTTACAAATTGTAATAACGTAGTTATTGTTACAGAAGTAAATAAAACTATTGCAAGAAGTTTTGCAGCATGACAAATTACCCAAGACTAATAGCGTTAATGATTATAGTTGCAATAATTTTTACTATACTGGTATTACTTATTATTAAATTCCTCAAAAGAAGATGATGGCTACATTATACGCAAGAACAGCTGGTGGAACTTGGACAACAGCTTCAACATGGAGTACAACTTCTGAATCTGGTGGTGCGGCCGGAGCTGCTCCAACTGCATCAGATACTTGTTTGATAACAGCATTAAGCGGTAATTTAACTATGGGTATCGGTAGTGTATGTTTAAATGCTAATTTTACAGGATATACAAGAACTATAACATGGGGAACAACAGCCAGTTTAACTATTTCAGGTACGCTTACATTAAGTCCAACAATGACAACTAATTATACAGGTACAGGTTCTTGGATATTATCTGGAAATTCAGCAACTTCAATACAGACTAATGGTTATCAAATGGTAGTTCCAGTTCAATTTAACGGTGGAACTGGTAGTGTAACTCTATTAGATACTATGGTATGTCAATATCTTAATTTAGCATTCGGAACTACCAATGTTACTATACTCGGTTCATTTGGCTTTGACGTAAGAAATGAACTTAAATTATCAACAGCGGATTGTTCTGGAACAATCAATCTTGCAGCAGGAACAAATTACAAAACAAATAAGTTTACTGATTTATTATCAAGAGGAGATACTCATGCTAAGATTATTTCAGGCACTCCAGGTACAAGAGCGAACTTAAATATAACTGGAGATATGACATTAGGATATTTAGATTTTACAGATATAGCTGCAAATGGCAGGACTATATCTACTTTCAATGGTGTACTTAGTAATTGTAATAATATTGTTTCTTTTACAGATGCACCAACTGGAAGACAATCAGCATCGGCATTTATTTTTTAACTATAAAATTAACAATTATGGCAAGAACAACATTTGGAGCAAGTGGACCTACTATTCCGGATAACAGTACACTGGAATATATTTGTTTTACATCTGCAGTAACAAGGGCAATGACTACAGTAAGTTCATATAGAGGAAAAGGTAATCCTTCAGTTACAAAGTACATAGAGGGCGGTCATACGTGCTTCTATAATATTAACTATGAGAGCGTTAGAAAGACTGGTTCAGGAGATAAAATCCCTAATCCATTTCCTAAAGACCTAGTTAAGTACAAGAAAGATATTGAGCCTATATTTCAATTCTATGATAAGCACAAGAATAAGGATAGAATTATTATGGTTTGCGAAAACGAACCAACAACTAAGGGATTTCATAGTGGGCCTATGAGTGACTATCTTAAAATACTGGAAGTGTTTGTTGCATTAGCAAAACAATATGGTTACAAAGTAACTGATGGAGCAGTTCACGTGGACAGAGTTAATTCAATAAAGGCACTAACAGCTAAGGAAGAGAATGTAGAAGATTTATTAGATAATGAAGTTGCAGCTAATTTAAACGATTGGGACTATGATATTCCAGAACCGTTTAGAATTCCTAAAACTGATATGTACTTAACTTCATTCTCTTCTATTGAAGAATATAGAGGAAGTTCATCAGAAGTTTCAGAATTACTAAAAGGATATAAGAATTTAGATTTAACGGCAGTAAATCTTCACACTGCTAACATAGGCGGCGATTTTGATTCCTCAAAGATAAAGAAGTGCACTGATAAAGTTAAACTATTCACCGGACATGAATCTTGGTCTAACGAGTGGCATGTAGAAAATACTAATAACCAAGAATTATTAACTAAGATTGCAACAGGTTGGGCTCAGGCAGGAGTTGAGTTCACCGTATATCTTACTGGAACTCCAGGTGGAGATTGTCCATTAAATAGCGGAAAAAATTTAACTTCTTTTGGACAGGCTTATAAAAATTTCATAATTAATTGGAAACAAGGAATATGACACAGCAATCTGAACAAGCATTGAATACTATTAAACGTATAGTAGATGTATCAGTAATGAAAGGTGGCATCTTTGGAAGCATAGAGGGAGTAATTGATGCTGCTAATGCCTATAATTATATAGCAAATATTTGCGAGCAATATGATAGAATAACAAGTGTTAGACCAGAACCAACTGATACATCAACTAAATCTATGGAGACGAGTGTAAACCACAACTAATTATCTGGTCTTCTGTTTGCTCTTCGTGTTGTTTTTTCAGTTAACAGCCCCAGACTGTGTAGGTTTGGGGCACTTGTTTTTTCATAGATTACACTCCTTGCTTGTCCAAGTGAGGAGTGTTTTTCCTGTGGATTTTTCCATGAAAACCGCCCCGAATGCCGAACTTGCCATTAGCCATGACCAGCACAGGCGTTTCACATGGTTTATGTATATTAATATGGTAAAAAAAATCGGCCGAAATTCGGGAAAAAATAAATCCTACTTTAACTTGTTATTAACATTTACTATGTTAATTTTGTATCCATGTCCAAGTTGGGCAGTTAAATTAGTAAATTAGTAAATTAGAAACTATGACAGATGAAAATTATGAAGTCTTGAGAGATGGAATTTGCGATGAACTCAAGATTAATGCAATCGCAGCTGGTGAATTTATAGAGTGGTGCGAAGAAGAAGGCTGGTGGTACTATGGTGGTCCTCTTAAATGGCAGGGTAGGGATGATGATGGAAAAGTAATTTATAAATCCTTAAGAGAGGTATATTCGCTGTATGAACAAGCCAATGAAAATTAAAGCTTTTACCTTAACACCCAGGGAAATTGAATTGCTCTCGAATTTACTCGAGATGAAACTAATTTGGGACGATGGAAAGGATGTAGATACTGAACTGTGGGAGTTCTGTGAAATTCTTGGTTTATGTAGATGTTCGCCATATCAGTCGTTTAGAAAAATTGGTTTTAAGCTAATGTGTGAAAACTCCAGCGATAAGATATTCAAAACTTTTTCTAAAAACTGAAAAATGACAACGAAACAAAAAGAAAAGCATCTCTCCGAAGCACCCAAATGGGGAGAAGATGCCAGGACACTCCAGAGGTCAATCTATCATTTTAGGGCAATGTTAAGAAACAAAGGCTACTTATTGCCAGCAGGCCTTTTGAAAGAATTGGATGCGAACTTGGAAGAAGCACTTAAAAAATTTACTCAATGATTTACATGCTGTTACTTATCTGCTTGATGAACACTGTTCTTTTCCAAATAATAGAAGAGACTGAAATATTCAGACAGTATTTCAAGACTTGGTTAATGCTGATTCCACCATTTGCATTAATTTCTGTCATAATTCACTTGGTAAAGACCTGATATTTCTATATCAGGTAATTTTTAAAACTTATAATTATGACTATAAAAGAGAAATGTATTGACTTTGCTACATGGGTTGACTACAGTGGTTGGCTCAGAAATCCAAACGTGAAAGATGAGTGGGCTAAATATGAAATAGACCCACTTGACAGAGATTTAATTATTGAACCAGAAACAGTTACAAGTGATGAGCTCTACGAAATCTATGAGAGAGAGAACTCTCGTCCCGGAGGGGAAGATTTTTTGGCTCGACCAATACAGAGAATTGGTGGAGGCAGCCAAAAAGATAGCTAAAGATAAACAAACCTCTAACCTTGAAGTACACCAAATTCTAATGGACTACCAATACGAAGGTAAGTATCAGAAGAGGGGCGAGCTCGAAAGAGTCCTACTAAAAAAAATTCTGGAAATTATCGAGCCACGAGAACAGCCCGGACCTAAATATTCACAATTAGATTTATTTTAAACAACATGAAGAAAGATTATCCAACTTACTTGGTAAACACCCAAGTACCAGCAGAATGCTTAAGGCATGATTTCGCAAGCAACAGAAGTCCATACTACGTTGAAGTTAGGCACGTATTTTTAGGAGTTTTCTCGGAGAGCGACGAGCCAATGGTAAGTACTACCATACACAATATCTCAACCCATACCCTATGGGCTATTGATTGGGCTAAATTGGCTACTATTCTTGACGAACAAGGAAGAAATTATTTTGTAAACTTAATGAAACAAGATGATGTACAAGTACAAGAACAGGAATTGCCGAGTACTGAAGAGCCGGTACAGCAACAATAGAATTGCTCTCGTTTTAGTTGACGAAGATGGTATTCCAGAAGCTAAAGCTACAATCAACGTTGTAGAAGATACTGCCCACAAGAGGAGTGAGGTTACTATAAAGAATTATTCTGAAAATGAGGGTATGTACGAATGGCTACTGAGAAACCAAATTGTTAGACCTGCTCACAGATTTGTTTATACTGGATACACAAAGTGTCCAGTATGTTATCTTACTGAAACATTTATTAACAATGGATGAGACTGTAGAAATTATCCAAGAACCACAGAAGCTATCATTATTTCAGCAGGAAAAAGCTGCTATTGATATTCAGGTGGCTACTGCCAGACAATTCCCCCGAAACATTAGGCGCTCAGTAGACAACGCCATAGCAACAGTTCAGTTGACTGAAAAAGTTGCTGAAACTTGTATGTACTCTGTGCCAAGAGGTAGGGGGAAAGTTATTACCGGCCCAAGCATACACATGGCTAAAATTATTGCTCAGACGTGGGGCAATTTAAGAATGTCTAACAAGGTTATAGACATTGACCTCAAGCATGTCACTTCTCAAGCCATGTGTTGGGACTTGGAAGCAAATATAGCAATTCAAACTGAAGTCAAACGACTAATTATTGGTAGAGAGGGTCGCTATTCTGATGATATGATTACAGTCACTGGAAATGCGGCAAACGCAATCTCTTTGAGGAATGCTATATTGGCTGTCATTCCAGAAGCAGTTACCGAAAGAGTTTATACTGCTGCCATAGAGAGAATAACTGGTAAATTGTCAGATACAAACCAGCTCACCGCCAAACGTATAGAATTGATAACTGGTTTTAGGGAATTGTATCAAGTTACAGAACAAGAAATTCTATATATCTTAGGTAAAACTGCTGTTGAGAATATCACAAAAGAGGATATTGCGGTTCTAATAGGTATCAAGGGTGGCTTACGAGATGGTGACACAACTGTAGATGAGGCTTTCAAACGTAAAAAAGTGCAGGAAAAGAATTCTACATCTGCCAAACTGGATAGAATTATCGCTTTGATAAACGACTCTAAAACAATAGAGGAGCTTGAAAAATACAAAAAGCATATCAATTCTCCAGAAATTGCTAAACTGTATGATGAACGCTATGCTGAACTTTTAACTAAACAATAATATGGCTGAAATACAATTAACACAGTGAAAAGTAACTCATCTATGGTATGTTGATTTTATGAAGTGTAAAAAGTATAAATGGTGCGCTGCTTATGAAAGTGGAAGATGGTATGCAGTTTCAAGAATTAATGGTAAACGAGTTAGAATGCATCGCTTTATAGTTGACCTTGTTGATAAAAATTTAGTAGTCGACCATATAGACCATAATGGACTTAATAATATGAGAGAAAATTTAAGAATTGTAACTAATCAAATAAATTGTCAAAATAGGCGTTATAGTTTTATTTCTCAGCGAACTATACAACAAATTATAGAGGAAGATTTCTCGTATTAGCTACAAACCAGAGGTATGGACAACTTTAACAAAATTTTAACGAGTAGAATTTGGTGGCTACTATTCCCTAATATACCTTTAAAATAAAAAAATGAAAACAATTAATCCAGACATTCAGATTTTTAATAGTGAAGTAGCTGCAAGACGCTATTTTACTAAAATTACTTCTGGTCATTTATTAAAAACCAGAAATGACAGTCGCTATGGTATGCACTGGTTCGTTGACAGAAGTAAAGAAGCTGTTAGAGAGTGGCCGAATCACTATACCCTAATGGATACAAAGTAATTTTTTGACTATCAACCATAGGCACTCACTTAAAAACAATTTTAACATGACATTAACAGAAGACGCTAAAAAAGCTATTGTTGACCTTGCAGAAGATTTAAGGTCAACTGTTGAAAAAATCGAGAAAAGTATTCATACCACTCTGTACCATTATGGTGACTATCTGGCAATATTTAGTCAAGTGGCGAAAAAACAAAGTACATCTGATTTCGTTATGCTTGCACTAATTACAGCAGGAGCTAACGAAGATGGCGTAAAATGGGCTTATAGAATTCATTCTGGAAATCAGGACTTGATTGATAAAATCTTTAAATAAACAAATATGACAGAAAGAGACAAAACTACTGTTCAGGAAATTATTTCCAAACTCGAAGCTTTAAAAGAAAAGCTTGAAGATGTTTTAAATAGACTTAATGCAGAAAAAGATGAACTTGAAGAGGACGAAGAAAACGAGACTCTTGAAGATGATATTTCTGAAATGGAAGATGCCATTGAGTCACTTGATAGTTCAATAGCTACATTAACTAATACTTATGGAGTTTAACAACTATCTATTCCATTGTTCTTCTCTCGGCAGTATTATGACTGAACCCAGAGGGAAGAGCAATTTGGAGAAATACAAAGAGGCACAGGATAAGTTTAATTCTTGGAAGGAAAAATTCGAGAAGGTTAAGTTAGAACTCGATACCTTTAAAAACAAAGAAACTAAAACATACCAAAATAAGGCGCAGACTATGGGCAACTACGAAGACAAGATGTGGTTAGCTCATGAGACAATGACAACACTCGAGTATATTAAAGATGCCAAGCCTTTATCTGATACTTGCAAAAAATATTTAATGAACTTATTTGTTCAGGCTAAATATGGGCGTGTTAAGGACATTAAACTTAAGTACTGGGATAAAGGAAATATGTTAGAGGAAGATGCTTTTACGATATATTCTCGTTTAATCAAGGAATATGTTGAGAAAAATACTGTCACCAAGTCTAATCCTTATGTGGTTGGCACTATTGACTTTCCTGCAAGAGACAAGGTAATTATACATGATACTAAGGTATCTTGGGATATTTACACTTTTTGGTCAAGTCTTGCAAATGGACTTGAAGATGACTATTATTGGCAGGCTCAGGGTTATATGTGGTTGTGGGAGCTGGATGAGGCAAAAGTCATTAAGATGTTACTCGATACTCCTGATAAATTAATCGAAGCAGAAAAAAAGTCATTGCTGAGAGATTTTATTGGTAGTGAATTTCAGTATCAGGAAGCTTGTGCTGAATTGGACAAACTTCACAAGTACGATGATATTCCAGTTGAAGAAAGAATCATTGAGTTTAAGGTTGAGAGAAGTGACGAAGATATTGCTCGTATTCCCGAGAGAGTTGAAATGTGCCGAGCATGGCTAAACAGTATTAAGCCTGGAACTTATTTTACAATTTAAGAATATGAACTGGATAAAAAAGGGAGATTACATCTATGACGAGAACATGGATATTGTAGCAATTCTCCCAACAAACTACGATGAGACACATGCAAACGTAATTGTGTCAGCTCCAAAGATGCTCGAAGCTATGATTGAGTATATTGAGCGAATTGAAAGTGGCAGTCAGCCTACAAAGAAATCGTTTGATAAATTCAAAGCAATAGTAAGCAGGATTTTGGAAGCAGCTTGATTTAATCACTATTAAAATTAATAAGAATGAGTGACATGGGAGAGCTCTCCACAAGAGAAGAAATTGTCAAGGGTATTAGATTTATCTGTTGCGATAACTTGCCTTTTATGAGAGAGATTGACATGGGCTATTTTCACGTAGGGATAGTAGACCCGCCATATGGAGTTGAGGCTCACGCTTTTAATATGGGCAAAACAAGTGCCGAGCGTGCTAAATTAGACACAGTATTCAATAGGGGCTCTTGGGATGGCAAGATTCCCTCAAAGGAATATTTTGACCAACTGAGAAGAATTACAAGACAACAAGTAATCTGGGGTGGAAACTACTTTTTAGATTTCCTGCCAGCTACAGAGTGCTGTATGATTTGGGATAAAGAGCAAGCAGAAGGTCTTGGTTATGACGATTTCGAGCTTGCATGGACAAGTTTGAAAACCAAGAATATGATTTGTAGAAGGCACAGAGTCAAGGACGCTAAAATTGAAAAGATACATACAACTCAGAAACCAGTGTACTTGTATAAATGGATTTTTTCTAAATTGATAAGTGCTGGTTATTTGAAAAAGGGACAGCGAGTCCTTGATACTCATGGAGGAAGTCACAATATAGCAATCGCAGCTTATGACTATGGAATGGAGTTAACAATATTAGAGATTAATCTCCAGTATCACTTGGATGGTATAGAACATTTTAAAAAATACACTATTCAAGGAGCACTCTTGTTATGATGGATATTGAAATTCCAGAATCATCTCTGATAAGATTTATTGGATACGATAGAGAAAAGAGGACTTTGGCTATCGCATTTCACAAGCAGGGTTGGCAACAGGATAGAATCTACGTAGATGTGCCAATATCTCTCTTTGAGGAATTTAAGAACTCGCAGTCAAAAGGTAAATTCTTTTTAGATAACATAAAAAATAAACTAAAAACTATGGCTAAGGGAAAAAACAATCAATTTGACATGATAATAGATGTCAGAATAGATGTTACCAAGCTTATGAAGGAGTGGCTCTTCAAAGGCGAAAAAGGTGTATATGCTGATTTGACTCTGTTTTATCATAATGACCAAGACCCAGAATATAAGACAAATGGGTTTGTAACTCAGAAAGTTCCAAAAGCAGTCTGGGAAAATGATAGGAATGCTCGAGGCCCGATTCTTGGAAATATAAAGAATTGGGAAACTGTCAAGAAAGAAGTGGATAAAGACGCTATTCCTGGAGCAACAGAGGTCGCAACAGTACAAACTAATCAAGACTGGCAAGATGATTTACCATTTTAATTTCCAGTATTGGACTTCTGAAAAAACAATCAAGAAAACCGTAGCTGTCGAAGCTGACTCATTTATGGAGGCAAGAGAGAAAGCTAATAAACTATTTTTAAAATGGGTAAAAAAATTCTATGGGAAAAAGATATGCTCTTCGAGATAAGATTCGCAACAATCTTGGCTTATTTTTGGCAGTGGTCGGAGAATTAGTTCTATTGTCATGCAGTTCACCAGAGCAACACAGAATTGAGATGATACATAATTATAGAATATTGAGTGACAAGGCTATGAAAGTTAATAACTGGGATAGCGTGTATTACTATAATAGAAAAATTGATTCTTTAACTGTAAACTGAAAAACATGAGCAATGATTTAAGAAACGTAATTAAGCTGTTTGACAGCCAGTATAAATATCGAGGTAGTCTGTGGATAAATGATGCCAAGTTCTATTGGAAATCAAGAGGTAGAAGAAAGTGGTTACCAATTTCTTCTAAAACTATTGCTGATTTACTTGATGGTCATTTTGGCTTTGATGAAAATAGAATAGATTATTTAACAGAACAGTCTATCCAAGATGTTTTATCGTAAGTTTTTGGTTGTATATAAGTTTTGTACATAAGTTTAGCTGTTTCTACGGCTAATGTGATGAAATATACCAGGTGTTTCTACACTTGGTAAAACTTTAAACTATGATTATTTTCTATATTATCCTATTAGTCATTGCTGTTATTGGTATTATTTACTTAACAGTTCTGGCTCTTAAAAGACCAAAATAACTTGATGTGTAAATCAGGTTAGCATATACATACTGGCTGTTTCTACGGCTGGTATAACATTTTAACTGAAAAATCAATATAGATGGATTTACAATTTAATGTCTCAGAAGAGAGACAGCAACTATGGATTGAGCGATTAAATAACTCAATCATCGAGACCCAGTGCAAGCTTGAAGAAAAATCAGCTGGATTTGCCGAACTTGAACAAAGGTATCTCTCTTGGAAAATGGAGATTGATAAACTCAACTCTATGTTAATGGCAGATAAAGCAGACCTTGAAACATTTGTTCAGGCAAGCAAAGTAAAAGAGACAAAACCATTGGTTAGGGTCAAGCCTGGAATAAAGAAGTTTTCACAGGCTACCGAAGATAAGTGGAAATCGTCTGGCTGGATTAGATGGGAAGAAATTATAAGACCTGCTCTCAAAGAGAATGGGCGATTTATGGAGAATCGAGAATTATGGAAGTATCTACTGCACACAAAGCGAGTAAATGATGATGATGTAACTCATAGAAGATTTGTGGTAGCATTTAGTTCAAGGAGTAATTCGTGGAAAGCACACTTAGGTCCGAATGACATTAGAAAGATTGGACTCAAGGAGTGGTTTGATGGAGAAGTTATCAAGCAAGAACATCTTAAAGACTTTTTAAATAGCAAAGCTCATGAAAGCAGTAGTCGTGTCTATGCAAGTGCCTGAATATTTTGTAATGCAGTGTAGATTAAGAACTCGAACAATCTCTATGGTAAAAATACGAGAACTTTTTCAAGAGTATATAGAAGAGATGATAAGGGAAGATACAACTAGATTTTTTTTATCTAAAAGATTAGGAGATTTATATGAGCAAGAAACAGGATGATATTAAGAAAGAATGGGAAGAGCTTAAAAATCATCCTATGATAGTTTATAGATGCGATTCTTGTAAAATGAAGGAGGCTATCGAGTTTAAGGATTTCAAGAAACATCTCCAGGAGGAGCACGGGATAGATACAACTAAATCATTACAGGTACGTAAGAAATTAGTACTTCACATGGATGGAGACTATTGGTTTAGGAGAGTCTATGACTGTACGATATTATCTCCAGTTGAAGTAAAATACACTGAATCATCACATATAGCAAGAAAAACACTGTGGCTGTACTGATAAATACTAATTATGTTCAAAGTACCGAATGAGTTTAGATTAAGAAACCATGTATTACTTGGCTCAACTAATGCTATAGGTAATAATGGATTATTTATTATTCCACATTATAAGATATTAGATTACGAGTTGCGCTGCCAAGCATCTGATGGCGAAGGCTGGGAGCATGTTAGTGTTTCTGTTGGTCGTAAACGAAAAGAGCCTACTCGCTGTCCAACTTGGATAGAGATGTGCTATATTAAGGATTTGTTTTGGCATAGAGAAGATGTAGTGATACAATTTCACCCAGCAGAAAAAGACTATATCAATATGCACGAGTATGTATTACATCTATGGAGACCCATTAATATGATGCTACCTATACCTAATCCAATTTTAGTTGGGTTAAAGTCTTAGGTGTTCTGGAAAGGAGGCATGGAGGCTGAAACCGTGAGGTATTTCAGTTCTGGTTCGATACCAGACCTCCTTCTTTCTTCTTTTGTAATGTTTGCCCCGTCAGTGAGTGGGCGGGGCTTTTTATCTCTTATGAGTCCACAATACCCAGTCTACATCATATCGAAAGGTAGATGGAGAATCAGGCTAACCGCCAATACACTTGAAAGATTTAATCTACAATTCTTCACAGTAATTGAGGAATCTGAGTGGGTCATGTACGCTAACGAGCGAAGACGTGGAGAGCAATTTCTAATTTTACCAGAACAATATCTTAAAGATTATGATACCTGTGACAATATACCCTATGGAGCAAAATCAGTTGGGCCTGGAGCAGCAAGGAACTACTGTTGGGAACATTCTATTAGTAATGGATATACAAGTCACTGGGTCATGGACGACAACATTAGTGCATTCTTCAGACAAAATAGAAATTTCCAAGTACCTGTCACAAGTGGCACAGTACTTAGAATCATGGAGGATTTTTGCGATAGATACGATAACGTGGCTATTGCCGGACCAAACTACGACTTCTTTGCTGATGCAAAAGCTAAAATGCCTCCCTACGTACTCAACACCAGAATCTATTCATGCTTATTAATACGTAATTCGATACCCTTTAGATGGCGAGCACGCTATAATGAAGACACAGACCTCTCCCTACGAGCCCTTAAATCTGGACTTGTCACAGTTCAATTTAATGCTTTCCTACAGGAAAAGGCTACTACCCAAACCATTGGTGGTGGCAACACCAGAGAGTTCTATGAAGTAGAGGGTACTTCACCCAAATCAGAGATGTTAGTTAAACTACACCCGGACGTATCACGTCTGATGGAGCGCTTTAACCGTGCCCATCACTACGTAGACTACCGGGCATTTCGGCTCAATCGCCTCAAAAGAAAGGTGGGAATTGAGATTCCAGATAGAATAAACAACTATGGTATGAAACTAATAAATGTTAAGACAAATGAAGAAATCAACTAATCAAGGTATGCTATTTACCGAAGATGAGAATTGGCAGAACGAGTGGAAAGATATGCCAGAATATGTCCAAGAAGATATTACTTCATTCAGGAGAATAGTTGTACACTTTAGAAATAATGCTGATGTAAATAAGTTTGCTAAACTTATAAATCAGATTATCAAACCCAATCAGCCATCACTGTGGTTTCCAGAACAAGAAATTAAAAGATATAAAGATATAAGATATGTTGATAGCAAAGACGAAAATCAGGAGTTGCTGTAGCAACAGTAAAGTCTATGCTCATGCTACTGATAAACTGCTCCTCATTGAGGTAAATGAGCATGTTGGAATATACGAGAATCTGGAAACAGGCGAGCGATTTCCAACTCATATAGATAAAGTGATTGAGATAGAAGACAGTCTTTATGAGAGAAGTGTGGCAGATGAGAGTGAAAAGAAACTTAAAGAACTTATCAAGAAACGTACTGCTAACACTAACCCTAATCAAATTTCAATGTTTTAAATTTTAATCAAGTTTTAACAATTTTAACGAAATTTTAATTGGAACTATGAAATTACTACCTTATTTTTGTTTTTTACAAAAACAAAAAATTTAAGTATGTACAAAATTAGTTTAGAACTCGACCCACTTCAGGTAAGGGAAATCCTCTACGCAGTAGAGAAGGAAATTAAGTTAATAACTAAAAATGGCAAGATGCCTGTGCGAGCAAATGCACTCATTAAGGCAGCAAACCAAATTAGAGAAAAAGTTGCTCAGGAGGTGAAACTATGAAAAAGAAAGTAACAGTTGAATTTGAGATTACAGCTGTAGAGGCAAAAATTGTTGCTGCATACCTTAAGGAGCAAATTAGCTACAATAAGAGAAAGGACTGCTATCCTGTTTCCACCAAAGTTATGCAAGCAGTTGTTGATATTCTTAAGGAGGTGCAACCATGATGAGCTCTTATGATAGGTGGATAACAAGTGAGCCAGTGGATTTCTTCTCCCCATACTGTGAAGCAGTAGGGGAGAGGCTCTACAAGCTTTGTGAATACGAAGAAGAAATATCTAACAAAGTTCTTAACTATTGTTTTGATAAAGGCTTATGGCCGGATACAGAAGCGAAACTAATCTTTAAACTTTTAAAAAAACAAGGTAAATTATGACTTCATTCTATGTAGCAATCGAGAAGATTGACCAAATTATAACTAAAGACATTCTGGACGAACCCAGACACAATGTTTATCACAAGCTCGTTCAACTCGAGCGTCTGTTAGAAGTGCATCTTAAAGAGGTTAAGAAGAGGAGGGAGCAACATGCAGCTGATAGTAATAGTTGATTGGCACAAGTTCGTTGACACAGATAAACTTGAGAATGTCCTTGCGGGCAATCTCAAGTTTCATAACTTGATGAGGAGGGCTCAATGGAATATGTATAAGTTTAGTGACAGTTTGATTGAGTTCTTGGAAGAGAATGATATTGAATACTATACAATGGAGGACTCAGAATGATACAAGCATTTGATTATCAAGCTAAATTAGTTGATAACACAATCCGCCAATTCAAGAATCACAGAAAGGTTCTAATGCAGCTTCCAACAGGTGGTGGCAAGACTGTTATTTTTTCGCTTATAGTTGGCAGATATTTAAAGAAGAATCCAGATAAATCTATTATGATTCTGGTTCATAGGGAGGAACTGTTGCAACAAGCAAAGAAAACAATCGAGTCAATGTATGACTACGAAGTAGGTCTAATTGTTGCTGGTGTCAGGTCTGTAAATCAGTGCCCGGTTTACATAGGTATGGTTGAGTCAGTTAATACCAGAGCGCATCTTCTTGATATTCTTAATCTTGGATTGGTAATAATAGATGAAGCCCACATTGGCAACTTTATCAAGATGCACGATATATTTACTAATGAGTTAGTGCTTGGCGTAACTGCAACACCAAAATCACAGAGCAAGAAGACTCCAATGAAGAACTACTATGGTACAATTGTAGTTGGACCACAGATTAAAGAATTGATTGCTAACAAACGTCTTTCACAGAACATTACTCGTTGTCCTAAAGATATTGTTGAAGAGGCAACACTCGAGATTGATATTAAAACTGGTGACTTTGACCAGAGGCAAATGGGTAATATGTTCAAGAAACCAAAGTATGTTAGCAATACTTATTTGTATTACTTCCAGTATTGCAGGGGACAAAAGACTATTATCTTCAATGTTAATGTGGAGCACTCTAAAGAGGTGGAGTACATGTTCAATGGCTGTGGAGTAATAGCAAAACATATAGATGGAACAACTCCTAAAGATGAACGTGCTGCTATCTTGAAATGGTTTAAAGAAACTGATAATGCTGTGCTATGTAATGTTGGAATAGCCAATATTGGATTTGACGAGCCAACAATTCAAGCAGTGATAGTTAATCTCTCTACACTATCTTTAGAGAAATGGCTACAGAGCGTTGGACGTGGTGCAAGATATATCGAAGACAAGAAGGAGCACTTCAATGTAATTGATTTAGGTGGCAACTCAGTGAGATTCGGAGATTGGTCTGACGACAGAGACTGGGAGTATTTGTTCTGGAATCCAGAAAAGCCTGGAAAACCAGGTCTTGCTCCAGTTAAAATATGTCCTAAGTGTGAAGGACTTGTTCACGCAGCAGTTCACTACTGCCCACTGCCAGACCCAGAATCTGGAGAAATATGTAACTATGAATTTGCGAGAGAAAAATTGACTGAGGCTGAAACATTAGGTGAAATGGTAGTAATGACTAAAGGTATTGATGTAGATGCTATTATGCAGGAACATATCTCAAAGAGACCATATTTCGTATTCTATGAAATGGCGAGAATAATTATTGACCAAGCAATTAAACAGACAGGTGGAGTGCTAACAAATGAAATGATAGCAGCACTGTTTGATGGATATATCGAGAAAGTAAAAGAATGGCACAAGAAGCAGTTTCCAAAGAAGAGATTTACAGATTGGCACAGAACTGAAGGCTATAAGCATTTTATGGATATTGTTAATCTAAGATTAACCCACATTACAAAACTTTTAAATCAGTAACAAATGGAAGTAGAAATCGAACAAAGAGACGACATGGAGTTAGCACTATCTCAAATCTTTAATGAAGTTGAGGATGATGCTGTATTTGACATGAAAGAATTTTTTGAGAAATCATCTGGCTATGTAGAAATTAACGGAGTCAGATGCCAGATAGTAGTAAAGCTTATCACGCAAGAGGCTCTGCACTTGGACGATGATGAGATTTACTGGAAAGATAGCGTGACCGAAGAATAACACTAACCCTTAAAATCCAAATTCTATGCCAGACATATCTGTGTTTGATTCTATAGATATGATTGACAATCCTGAGAGTATGCCATTGAGCTTATATTTGCAGGAAGTCAAGGATGGTAGGTGGCAAGATGCAGTGCTGAACATTCGGAATATACCAGATAAGAAAAGACGTGACTTGGTGAAGAAAACTCTTCCCGGGGTCACGTTTTCTGGCTTATTCTCAAGACGAAAAGATGATGGTCTAATCCAGCACAGTGGAGTAATTTGTATAGATGTAGACGATTTGGGCGATGAGGTTGAGAACTATAAGGAACTCCTAAAAGGTGATAAGTATGTTTACTCTGTTTTTACCAGTGTATCTGGTACAGGTTTAAGAGTTCTATTCCGTATCAATGGAGCAAAGCATAGAGAATCCTATTATGGAATCTCAGACTATCTCAGAAGAATATATGGAATAATTACAGACCCTCAATCTATGGTTCCGAGCCGTTCCTTCTATGTAACTTATGACCCGCATCTTTACATAGCCGCTCACCACGTACCCATGTTCACTGAGTACCCCAAAGAAAGAATAATTAAGAAACCAGAAAACTTCGCCTATGCAGAAGATGATTTTAAGAATATTTTAGACCAAGTGAAGTCTCGACATATCAATCTCTGTGAGGACTATCAAGATTGGCTAAAGATTTGTTTCGCTTTGGTAAGTAAATTCGGTGAGGGAGGGCGAGCATACTTCCACATAGTATCTTCTATGTCGGAGAAATACAATCAGCGAGAATGTGATAAACAGTACACCAGTTGTTTAAGACACAAGTCTATGAATATTGCTAATATTGCTACATTCTATTGGTATTGTAAAAATGCAGGCTTGCAGACTACGAGTGAGCGAACCCAAAAAATCAGAAAACTCACTATCACAGGTAAGGCAGCAGGTCTACGAAAGGAGCAAATAATCGAGAACCTCAAGAAGTTTGAACAAATCACAGAGGCAGAGCAAATAGTAGAAGAGGTTTTTGACAGTGGGTCTGATTCAGCTGGAGATACTTTAATTGACCAACTTGAAATGTATCTGGGCAATAATTATATCTTCAAAAGGAACGATATAACAAGATACATAGAGAGATTTCCAGAACGAGTTGAACTGTATCAGAAAGACTTTAATACTATTTTCATCGCAGCAAAGAAGGTTCTGAAAGGAGTTGACTATCAGCTATTTGACAGGCTGATTAATTCGGACTTTATTCCGACCTATAATCCTTTGAGGGAATATTTTGACAGCTTAGGATATACTAAACGAGATGATTCTCCTTTGATTGACAGTCTCACCTCAACAATCAAAACTGATGCTGCTGGTTACTGCACTTATTTTGTTAAGAAATGGATTGTGTCAGTGATTAGCTCGGCATTTGGAGTTCATAGTCCTTTGGTGCTTGTACTATGTGGCAAACAAAACACTGGCAAGACTGAATGGCTGCGAAGATTATTACCTCAAGAGATAAATGACTTTTATGCTGAGTCCAAGTTGGATACTGATATAGGTGCAGAGCAACTAATGATTAAGAAATTAATAATCTCAGATGATGAATTTGCAGGAAAGAGTAAGCAACAGTCAGAGCGTTTTAAAGAGTTGACTTCTAAACAGATATTTAGTTTTCGTCCTCCTTATGGCAGGTCTCCAGAAGACTTTACTCGTTTGGCTGTCTTATGTGGTACGAGTAATGACATAGAAATACTGTCAGACCCGACTGGTAATAGAAGGATAATTCCTATTACTGTTTTAGATGTAGATAAAAAGTTGTACAACTCTATAGATAAAAGAGAAATGTGGAAAGAGGCGTACCAGCTTTTCAAATCAGGCTTTGAGTGGAGAGTAATTACTAAAGAAGATATTGAATTTCTAAATTCTAATTCAGTCAAACATGAGACGCTATCAAATGAGGGGGAACTGATATTAGAATATTTCGCTCCATCTGACAGTAACGAATGGATGAGCGCCTCTATTATCCAGAAAGAGTTAACAAGACTTACAAATAATCACAAGATGTATTTAGACAGAATTAGTAAGCAACTTAAGAAAATGGGTTTTCCGCAGCGAGCAATAGTAGATGAAGAATCAGGAAAAGAAATTAAGAAATGGGGAGTTAAGAAAAAATATCAGCAGCCAGAGTACGTTCCACCAGATTATTCTAAAACATTTTAATATGAGAAGCAAAAGTGACTATGCAGCAGAACGCAAAGAGCGTGAACTGTGCCAATCAGCAATCAAGTCAAAATTTCATCAAGACGAAGGCAAGGAGCGCCTAATCCTGACTCCAGCAGAAATCGAGTTTGAGCTCGATGGAAAATGGAGTAGCAAATATATTGGTAGAAGACTGGATGAACTACACTATCAGAAAAGGTATTCTCAAAGGCAGAGATGCTGGATTGTATTTTTAGTTGGAAATCTAAAGAGAACCCCAGAATTTTACCGTGCCGCCCACATGGGCTCTACAGAGTACCAGATGAAGCTGTTAGGCGCTTTCGCCCGAGCCCAGCTAATGGAGGGCTACGAGTTGGATAAGATTAAGTTTCCACTGTCAAAAGAGAGATACCAAATGTATAAAGATATGTTTGGACTTACAGAGAGCGAGATTGATATAGTTGTTAAGAAACAAATATCTGTGTTGCGGGCGTGGGAGATTAGAACTGGTAAATATAATCATAAACGTAATATGTAACGTGTTGATTAAACGAAACTTAAGTTGATTATTTTGGGAAATCGGTAGATACGTTGTCGTTAAGTTGTTGATTATCAATTGTTTATGTTATAAAAGTAACATACATTATAAAAAAGGATATAAATATTTACGATGATTTTTTACAGGAACTCTTGATTCTAAGCCCGCTAAGAGAGCATATTTTTTTTTCAATTTTCCCACCGGCAAAGTGTTGTCCTATTTTATACTGTAGGTTTAACTCGTTGAAAATCAATGTATTGCAATGCTGAACGACAACGTATTTTAGATAACACATTGAAAATCAATCACTTTGGCACAACGTAAAATAGTAAATATAACCGAACTGACAGCAAAAATTAGGAATTTCTCAGAAATTGGTCAGCCAATCTCGTTAGAAACCGAAGAAGATGCCAAAAATGTGTATAAATTATTGAAATCTAAGAAAAAACGCTTTAAAATAGTAAAAAATACTATATGGAGAACTATTTGACTGAAGAGCAATTTCAGGGCGCTTGTACGCTCTGGTATTGGAATAAGTACCGGGATTCTCGATTATTCACTGTGGATAATAATGTTTCTAAGAGACTACCACCCCAAATTAGAATGATAGAAGGCAACAGGAAGAGGGCTCTTGGATGTCGACCTGGAGTTTCAGATTTGATATTTATAACTTATAGAATCAGCTTCATTGAACTGAAATTAGATAAAGGAACAATGAGCGCTGAACAAATCAAGTTTCAACAATTAGTGGAGCAGTACTGTCACGAGTACTTCGTTATTTCTCCTCCATTACAGAACTTTATAAACTTAATAGAATGGCTGCTAAATCCACAAATCAGCACTGGGAAGTAATTGCACAGGGACTATTTGCAAGCATAGAGACCGCAAAGGATTTATGGGAAAATAGTCTTCTCTACTTTCAGTGGTGTGACGCTAATCCTATACAGAAACCCGAATTTGTTAGGTCTGGCTCAGATGCAGGTACTACTTATTATATACCTATACCAAGACCATATACTATACATGGGCTGTGTATGCACTTAGGCATAACACGAGAATGGCTCTATGATGTGTCTAAACAGAAAGAGCGCAACGACTTCTATTTTGTGGCAAATAGGCTTGTTGAAATAATCTACACGCAAAAGCTGGAGTATGCCTTGACTGGAATATTCTCACCTGTAGTTGCTGCAAAAGAGCTTGGTCTAAATCATACTGCAAAAGATGGAGCTGGAGCGCCAGTCATTAACATTGAGGTTCAGCA